GCCACTCTTCAATCTCTTCTTCGGTTAAACACGAGTAGTTAAATACACTCTCGATTGATGTTTTATCAAGAGGAGCAATCCAAATAGTGGGATATAACTGATAAAAATTTCGTTTAAGAAACTGCAATTCACAAATATCTTCAAAATACGGTAATTCAACATCAGATTTGTTTCCTGGTGTTACTGTTTGTCCAATTTCTGCCATGACTTTCTTATATGCATGGAAGTTAAATCCCATGTCTACAGCTTCTTGTGTTAATCCCATAGCTTTATCATCACCAAAGTTCTTATCTCTGACATATCTCAAATATGATTGTAAACTAGTATCACCAGTTGTTTTGATAAATACATACCAACCATACAAGAAATTGACTAAACAATTCAATTCAGTAGTTAGTACATTACCAGATTTATTTCCACGGTTGGTCATAAACAAAGTTTTTGACGCACAAATGATAGTGTATATAAGTTCTTCAAAATATACATAACGTGCATTAGCATAATCATCATTCTTTTCATAATGACGAATAGTCTCGATAATGATAACTGCAACTGCCTTGATAAACTGTGCTAATAACTTCTGATCAAAATTTTTATAATCGACATCCATGAAATATTTATACTGCTTGAATTTGGAAATAAAATCTGTCACATCCAATGATTTCATATCGATTCCCAATCCGTGGAATAGCTTTTCTTGATTAGATTTGAAAGCTGCTTTCCATCTACCAAAGAGAAATCTCCCCATCAAGAACGATTCCATTGGAGGTGCTATAAAAGCTCTTGTTGTTCCATAATGCACTTTCTCTAATTTACGAAGTTCATCCTTTAAACATGCTTTCCATATACTAAAAGTACGTTTGAGGCTCTTTGCTTGTTCAATCTTGTTGTTAAATACTCGTTTAAAGTATATCGTCGCTTTATCATCTTTCAGATAAAAACCTTCTACAAATTTATCTTCTCCAGAGGTTCGATACATATTCAAGATTCGTTTTCTCTCTAAGAAATCATTTTTGGTTGTTGCCCCAAGATTGGTCCATGGTATTCCTGCTGAACTCTTTTCATTCAACTTATCAAAGTCATCATTGAAAT